GAAATGTTACAGTAACTGCTGACGCAAATGTATTACCTACTGGTTCAAGTTTAACATTAAATACAAACGAACCAGGGGTTATAACGTGGAACGATATAATACCAGGAGCAGATATGGTTTGGACACCAATCAAACCTTATTAAAATTATGGCATCAACTTATTCATCAGATTTATCATTAGAATTAGTCACAACCGGTGAAAAAGCTGGTCTATGGGGCGCAATCACAAATACTAATTTACAACTATTACAAACAGCAGCATCAGGTTATGTAGAAGTAACTTTAAGTTCAGGTACAACTACATTAAGTTTGGCTGATGGATCGTCGACCGCGAATGGTAAAAATCTTTACATTAAACTTACTGGTACTTTATCCGGCAATGCAAGTTTAGCTATGCCTGCATCAACAACAGGTGGTAATGCGAACAGAGTATTTTTTGTAGAGGATGCAACAACTAGAGGTGGAGCTGGTGATAGTTATACAGTAACTTTACTTACAACGGGTCAAAGTGCATCTACTCAAGTCCCTCTTCCAGAAGGCGCAACAGCTTTAGTTTATTCTAGAGGTAGTGTACCAGCAACAACATTAGGTATGTTGCAAAAAGGATTTACAACAGTAACGGCTGCTAGTAAAACTGCATACACAGCAGTTCCTGGAGATCAAATTGGTGTAGACACTGTAGCTAATATTGTAACAATTACTTTACCTGCGGGAGCAGTCGGAGATGAAATAGTTATTATGGACGTATCGGCATCAAATGGTTTTGCAACAAACAAATGTGTTGTAGCACCAGATGGTTCAGAAAATATTCAAGGTGCAAACTCTTCAATAGACCTAACTACTAATAATCAATCAGTCACATTATTTTATACTGGGGCAAGTAAAGGCTGGCAGTTAAAAACTAATACAGCATAGGAGTAATAATGCTTACGAAGATTAAGTTTGCTCCCGGAATCGACAAACAAGATACAGCAGTTGGAGCAGAAGGTCGTTGGGTTGATTCAGATAATGTTAGATTTAGATATGGACTACCAGAAAAAGTTGGTGGTTGGCAATCATTACTTACAGATTCTTTAGTAGGTGTAGCTAGAAAACAACACGCATTCGTTGACCAAGATGGTAATAGATATGTTGCAATTGGCACAGATAAATTTCTAATTGTATATTTTGAAGGTCAATTTTTTGATGTAACTCCTTTAGCAACTACTATTTCAGCAGCTACTTTTACTTTTAATGGCACAACTACTATTACCATTACAACATCGGCAGCACATAATTTAGAAGACGGTGATATTGTTTTATTAGATAGTGTAACTTTACCTGGTGGTACAGGATTAAGTGCATCAGATTTTGAAGATAAACTATTTCAAGTTATTTCTACACCAACAGCAAACACTTTTACTATAACTTTTACAAGTGCAGGTTCTACAGCGTCTGGTGGTAGCGTAGATATAAAACCTTATGAACGAGTGGGTCCAGCTGCACAAACCTATGGTTATGGTTTTGGTATTAGTCAATATGGTGGTACAGTTCAAGGAGCACAAACATCAACTCTTGACGGAGCGTTGGCCGCGGATAGTAATGGTAATAATGGATCTGCCACACAAATACGTTTAGCCTCTACTACAGGTTTTCCATCAGGAGGTGGAACAATAGCAGTAGGTAATGAATTAATAACTTATACAGGTGTTGCTGGTGCAGAACTAACAGGTATTTCTAGAGCACAAAAAGGAACATCAAGCGCAATACATTCTGATGGTGCTACAGTTACAAACGCTACAGAATTTTCAGGATGGGGAGATGCAGTGGATGCAGCTACCGTTACTCTTGAACCGGGACTTTGGTCATTAAGTAATTTTGGTGATGTGTTAGTTGCAACGATTGCTAATGGTAAAACTTTTACTTGGGATTCTTCTATTGCAGCAAGATTATCTACAAGAGCTTCTACAACTACATCAGGATTTCAAACTACAAACAATCCAACAGCCACAAGAGTTACACTTATTTCACCAACAACACGTCACTTAATTCATTTTGGAACTGAAACAACTATTGGATCACCTTCTACACAAGACGATATGTTTATAAGATTTTCTGAAGATGAAAATATAAATGCATATGTACCAGAAGCAACTAACACAGCAGGTACACAAAGAATACAAGATGGTACTAAAATTGTAGGAGCTTTGGTTGCAAAAGAAAATATTCTAGTATGGACAGATAACGCATTATACACAATGAAATTTGTTGGAGCTCCATTTACATTTGGCTTTGAACAAGTTGGTACAAACTGTGGATTGATTGGTAAGAATGCAGCAATTGAAATTGATGGTGTTGCTTACTGGATGGGTAACAATGGTTTCTTCTCATTTGATGGTACAGTAAACACACTACCTTGTAGTGTTGAAGATTATGTTTACGATGATGTAGATACAACTAAAGGTCAACAAGTTTGTGCAGGCATTAATAACCTATTTACTGAAGTAACTTGGTGGTATCCAACATCAGGATCAGATTTTAATAATAGATATGTAGTTTATAACTACGGACAAAACAATGCGCGATTGCCTATGGGTAATTGGTATACAGGTGTTAATACTAATTCAATTAGAACAACTTGGATAGATTCATTAGTATATCCAAAACCATACGCTACAGCATATGACAGTTCAGCCACAGGTTCTTTTCCTGCAATCATAGGTGAATCAGGTTTAGGTAGAAGTGTATTGTTTGAACACGAGTCGGGGACCGATCAAGTAAATCCAGACGGAAGTGTAACTACCTTAACATCTTTTATACAATCATTCAGTTTTTCATTACAGCCTGACCAAGCAGAAGTATTTTTAGCATTAAGAAGATTTTTACCTAATTTTAAAGTGTTAACAGGTAATAACCAAATTACATTATCTATAAAAGATTTTCCTTCACAAGATGATATAGAAACTGCATTGAGTCCTTTTACAATTGATGCATCAACTTTAAAAGTTGACACTAGAGCTAGAGGTAGATATGCAAATATAAAAATAGAAAATACAGGCGTAGGTGAATCGTGGAGATTTGGTACATTTCAAGTTGATATACAACCTGATGGAAGGAGGGGATAATGACTAAAGTAGTAGTAAGATTACCAGAACCTAAAAGAGAATATAGTGAAGATAACCAAAGACAAATTAACAGAGCGTTAACTACAATTATAGAACAGTTAAACTCTACATACTTAACACAACTTAAAGAGGACTCGGAAAGATATACGTGGTTCGGACTAGGATAAATGGCAAATATATATAAAAATGATAAAGTAAGTTTAACTAACACAGATGTTACAACTTTGTACACAGTGCCTAGTAACTCTCGTGCTATTGTAAAATCTTTATTAGTAGTAGAAGATAATGCTGGTGCAGCAGTTGTTAAAGCTACATTAACTAACGCAGCAGGTACAGCATTTGTAATAGATAATAATATTAGTTTAAGTGCTAACGAAAAAGAACAAGTTTTAAGTGAGCCTTTAATTATGCAAGAAAGTGAGATACTAAAGGTACAAGCAACTAGTGGTAATGTAGATGTTATTGCATCTATATTAGAAATTAACAGAGAGGACAGATAATGCCGTTTATAGAAACAGAAGCTTCTGTTAGGTATGAAACAATTAATGGTCAAAGGGTACCAGTAATTACGCCTAAAACAGAGGTAACTTTAACTAATACAGAAACAGGTCAAGAATATATGTCAGACGCAGAGGCTATGCAGGATGTACAAAATCCTAATACAGCTACTAAATCTGAACACATACGAAGAGACGTAAATGTTACTGTAGAAGAAGTAAAAATAGGCGCTGACTTTAATATCAGCGATTGACGAATGATCAAAAAGCCTGTAAATTGTGATACACTCGCCTATTTACAAGCTTTGCGAACTTGCCGTCATCATATAATATAAAGAGAAACTATGGGATTTTTAAAGAAAATATTCAAACCAGTATCGAAGGTATTAGATAAAGTTTTACCTAATGAGATAAAACCTTTCTTACCATACGCAGCAGCTTTTGCACCTTTTATAGCTCCGGGCATTATGGGTACAAGTGTATTACAAAGAGCTGCAATGGGTGGTGGTTTAAATATTTTTGGACAACTTGCACAAGAGGGTAACGAAGGTGATATTAATTTATTGTCAGCGGGACTCGGAGCGTTGTCAGGTGCTATGACTGCACCAGGTCAACAAGCAACAACTGCTAGAGGTGACTTAATTGCAAAAGGTAAAATTCCAGATTTTTCAATGAGCGCACCTGGAGAGGCTCCCATTTTAAGAGAATTTAATACAAGACTTCCTGGATTTGGTGCTGAAAGAGTTGTGTCCGCAGGTCAACCCAGCGCTTCACAATTTTTTACTAACTTATCTAAAGGAGCAGAAGGCAGTGGTATAATGGCATCGGGACAAAGATTCCTTGGAGATACTTTAGCTAAAGGTTCTGATATAATGTCAGCAGGTTTAAGAGATGGTTTGTTTAGTAAAGCAGGTATGAAAGCGGCTATACTACCAGGAGCAACAGCAACTGGTGATTTAATGTTTGCACAAGCTAAAAGAGATCAAGATGAATATGATCGAATGATGGAAGAAGATGCAGCGTCAGATGCAGAATCAGATGCACAAAGAGCATTTGCAATTAGAAGAGCTATGGAAGCAACTGGTGCAACAGAAGAAGAAATAGAAGATGCAATCTACGCAGCAGGATACAAAACTGGTGGTAGAGTAGGATTTGAGATTGGTGGTAGTACAAGTGAATTATTAGAAATGTTTAAAGAACGTATTACAGATGAACCTTTTAAAGGTGAAGAAGGCTATATAGAAGAAGGTATAGATATGGAAAAATTTAAAAACAGCGAACCCACAGAAATTGAATCAGAAGAAACCGAAGAAGGTTTATTTAAAATTAAAGATCAACCTATTTTTCTTTTACCTATGAATATGAAAAAAGGTGGTAGAGTAGGTTTAAGATTTGGTGGTATTGGTGCAGCAGTTGATCAAATAGATAATCAAGAAATGAAAGAAGCAGCACAGTTTGCGTCTATGTTAAATGATATGAATGTGCCTATTGCAGATTTAGCAGAAGAATTTGAAATACAATTTAAAAGAAAACCCAATAGTTTAGAAGAATTAAAACAATTTTATAAGGACCGATATGATTACAAAGGTCCAGGTGATGTAAAGATGAAAGAAGAGATTAAAGAAAAAGTAGTTATGGAAGCTAAAGATGGTGGCCTAATGAATCTTGGTGGTAAAGAAATGGATTTAAGAAAAGGTGGCTTTGTGCCAATTGGTAAAAAAGAAAGAGCGGACGATGTACCTGCAAGACTTTCTAAAAATGAATTTGTAATGACAGCAGATGCTGTTAGAGCAGCAGGTGGTGGTAGTGTTAATGAAGGTGCGAAGAGAATGTATAAAGTAATGAATGATCTGGAGGCAAGAGCATAATGGCTGAAGAAACAGTAACAATAACAAAACCAGCACCGATATTAGAAGGTTCGCTTACAGCCTTTTTAAGTCAAATAGATAAATTAGGTGGTGGTGCACTTGATCCTAGATTAGATCCTAGTAAATTTACAACGGTTACAGATCCTGATACAGGAAAGAAAACACAAATATACAGAGGTATTGATACATCAGTCTACGATCCAAAAGTAGCTGGACAATCACAATTACAAATAGATGCAGCAAAAGCTGCAGCAGGTTTAGGAGGATTAACAGGTCCAGATGCATACAAACCGTTTATGTCTCCGTACCAACAAGAAGTTATTGATGCTACTTTATCAGAATTTGATAGAAATCAAACAATTCAAAACCTTGGTATGAGAGATCAAGCTATTGCAGCAGGTGCATATGGCGGAGGTCGTGAAGGTGTTATGGCTGCAGAAGCAGCTAGAGGTGCTGCAATGAACAGAGCACAACTACAAGCACAATTATTAAATCAAGGATTTCAACAAGCGCAACAAGCAGCGGCAGCAGATCTTCAAGCACAACAAGGTTTAGGTCAGTATCAATCTGCACTTGGTCAACAACAGCAAGCTGTAGAGCA